TTTGAAAGCCAACAATATCGGTATGGCAAAACATAATGGTTGATTTTGTTGTATTAATTGCCTCCATACATTCATTATAGTTATCGGCACATATCCAAGGCATCATTAGGATACTTGTACCATCAAAGTTATGCTCAACAGGACCAGTATATGCAGTTATGTTATCGTAATCACTTAGGAGTAACGATGGGGAGTTTACCTCATTCGTATTTTTATAGAACGTATCATGGTTACCAATAAGCATTGTAAGTGTAATACCCCGCTCCTTAATCGCGTCAAAAAAGTACTTACGACAAGAGGCAAGAGTATTAAAATTGACGAACTTACGACGATCGAAACAATCACCAAGGTGCACAATATCCCGTATACCTCTCTTATCAATTTCAGGGAAGAAGATTTCCTCATAAAATTTCCTAAAGTAATTATCAAACGGTATTGAATCCGATCTTGCACCAAAGTGAGTATCAGTAACTAGTGCCAAAAGGGTCATGCAAATAGATCCTCATTCAACTCTCTATGTCCTTCTCTATAAGCCATATTTGCCTGGGTCTCTCTAACCTCTACCCGGTAGCACCATAAACGTTCTGCCTCACCTGGTCCCCACATATCGGGAATGTAAACGCCGTTAACGTATTTGTAGAGCATATCAGCTAAACTCTCGCACCCTAATTTAGGTAAGATAGTTAACTTTGCCATTTTCTTTTCTTGAATCAATTTAAACGTTTCAAGTTCAGGATCATCTTCGGCTACAAGTAAAGTGTGATCAAATTGATCTTCTAAAATCTTTTTAAGTTCCTTTAAGCCCCCGTAATCAGCTGCCCAGTTCCTAACATCTAAATCGTTGGTACCAAAGTAAAATTTCATACTGAACGAATAACCATGAATAGTATTACAATGGCTATCGGCCCTCCATTGCCTGTATGCGCATGGAAACGCATCGTGATATTCTTTAGTACTTGTATATTTGTATATTGCCATTTTTTTCTCCTATGTTGTTATAGCATAGGCAGCAGAGTTTATAGAGCGGGATGAGCCATAGACCGCTTGCATTAACCTAATTTAAGTTCTTTAGGTTCGTGTTCTTTAATCCATTCTTTTTCACCTTCGAAGGTAGAGCATCTACTTAATTCAATTAGTGTTGTCCATAGTATATTATAAAGTTTTTGCTTTGCACCAAAATTATAATACCCATCCATATGCTGGTCAGTAGCCTCCAGTCCGATTTCCATTATTCTATGAATAGTACCTGTATCAACTATATTAACTGTTTTCATATTTTGTATCGTGCGCTTTATTTAGACCATAATCACCATCGTACATAGCTAGTGCTTCAGCATCAAAACTAAGGTATTGACCAATTCTAGTGCCTCTTTTAATTCTTGCAGGACCGCAAGTTACATGCAATACCCCGGCCATTAAACCGTTATAGCCAGAATCGTATAAACCTGATGTTAAGAAGCAACCATTACGATTTAAAGTGCTACGAGTAATTACCCAACCAGCTTCACCCTCTCCGACATTAATAATATTTTCAAATATTACTTCATAACTTCCAACGTACAGTTGGAAATAATTTTCATCATCGGTATTAAGTATATCTGAACCTCTATGATCTTTATGTTCATTGCTTAATTCGAATAAATTACTTGTAATACGAAATACTTTATCTAGTCTCAAGTCAACAGCGTTAGGTTGGCTATCACCCTCTTGTACTCCGGTTAACAAAGACTTACTGCTAGGACCTAATATATGTTTCATACTTCCTCTGGAATATAATATGGATTTTCATGGGTAGCAAAATATGCTACGGGAGATAATTGTTTGTATTTAAAATTAATCTTAAATACCACATTTGGTTCTAGTGATTGTGCAAACTCAAACTTAGTAGAAGAAAAGTTTAAGTCTTTATCGTAAAATAAAGGTGATATTTCATTTCTGAATACAAACATCTCACCACTATTATACATGATACAGGCAAAAGTGCCATCGATTCTGGATAACGCACTCCAACCATAGTCAACAATCTGTTCTTGTAACCATTGAGTATCCCAAGTACCTGGCGATAAGGTCTTCTGCTTTATAATACCGTTATGCCATAACAAACAATCACCATAGGCCGAAGGATGAATATTATCCGAATTGGTTGTTGGTGCCTGTGAATGTGCAATAAAAAATAAATCATTAGGTAGTGTATTTACTAAGTCAACAGCCAGTTTACCTTTATCCTGAAATAAAGTTTTTAGCTTTGTTTTCTCCTCATCTACCATAAACGACGAGAGGGAGTAACTTAACTCCCCTCTATATGCGTTTAATTTGTATAGATCTGCTAGTTTTGATTTAGAAAATGAAGCAGTTATAGCGCACATATTATACTTTCATTTTATCAAATAATGTTTCCCAATCGATTACTTTAGAATAAGCAATCGGATCGGCTGTGCCTATCTTTGCAAAATTTGCAATTCGTTCAGAACAACTTGGACATACCCCACATGACTCATGTTGCTGATTAGGATTATAACACGTTAATGTAAATGCAGTCAGCATTAAGTTATTTTCTAACTCTTTAAGAATTTCTAATTCATCGTACTTTGACAATTGACTAAAAGGTGCGTGAAGTTTAATTTTAATAATTCTATTTTCAGATAGAAGATCATTAACCTTATCTACCCAGCGCTGGGTCGTATCGTGGTAACCGTACTCATCATGAACCTGTAAGCCACATACAACTGTGTCAACATTCTGAGTCTCAGCAAAAGCAGCAGCAATAGACATCAAAATCATATTACGATTAGGCACATACGTCTTTGGTCTTGGATCCCCTAAGACATCTTTAATCGTTGGCATCTCCATATCGGTATCAACGTTTGCTGAAAACCCTTTACTAATATCACCAAGAAAAGATGCATCAATAACTTTATGCTTAACCCCAAGTAAATTAGTTGACATTTTAGCCATATCAATTTCACGTTGTTGTTTTTGGCCATAAAAAAACGTTAATGCAGATACGTTTTCTTTGCCATATTTCTCAACAGCCAATCGCATGGCAATAGTTGAATCCATACCACCAGATAAAATAACTACACAACCTTTTGCTTCAGGTAGTAATGACAATGCTTCATTAGCCTTCATTTTGTATCTTTCTTTCTTTTTGTATACGGTGAATATAAACTACAGCATCCATTAATTCTTCCTTGAGGTGCTGTACCCATTGTTCAAAGTCTAGGTCGGTACGTTCGGTTGTTACCCCGTACTTATTAAACCCATGAATTGCTCTACTTTGAAATTCATTACAAATTTCAGTCACATTTTTATCAGGTCCTATAATTTCCATTATTGCCTCGCCGTCTTAGTACAAAAGTTATATGTATCAATAATAGGGGTAAGGCCTAGTAGTGGATAATTTGTTGCTCTTACGGGGTTAATATCAATACCCCCCCTTCTTGTATACAAACATGCAACTAATAATTCTTCTGGTTTTAGCAAATCATTTAAACGTTTAAAGATACATTCACAAATTTCTTCGTGAAAGTGATTCTCTTTCCGCATACTAATAATATACTTTAACAAGCTTTCAGGGTGAACTGTTACCATACCTTTAATATGCACGTAGACATCACCCCAATCTGGTTGATTAGTTACCCGGCAATTTGAACGAAGAGAATGCGATCGCCATCTTGCATAGTGATTATTATTATACATAATTTTCAAAATACCAGATGACTCGTTATAATCCTCAAATTTCATTTCATTAACATCACAATAAGATTCAAGCGATGTAAAATCACCTGCTATAGGTCTTACAGTATCAATATCGCCAATCTTAATATAAACATTGACCTCGGCACCTACTGCCTTACTAAGATCTCTAGCAATCTGTTCTTCAACATGCCACAATTGATCTACAGTCTTAATAAGTCGAACCATATTATAGGAGTTTAAATACAACTTAACCGACTTTGACTCTACAATATTTGGACTACTAGCCGAATAAGTAAACTTGATCCAGCCAGAAACAGGGTAACCATTAACCAATAAAGTACTAAATTCATAACCGTTCCAAGCATCAATACCAATAAAAGGTAACTCTTCTTCTATAATACCATAACCGGTTCGATTAAGATGACGCGGTACAGATACAAGAAGACTAGGATCTACATTATCCGGGGTTACATAAGGCTTAACAGCTGTCCCATCTCCTGCTTTACCTAAATGCACACCCACTAATGCATTTAATTGTTCTTGATTATCCATTATCTTCCTTCAAGTATATCAATAATTGTACTAACTCTATTACGCACAGAGCCTTTAACGCGTATAACATGCAATGATTTCTCTTTAATTATACTTTCAAAAATATTAACTATATCATTTCTAAACGTAATGTCTTTACTACGAACACCATCATCAACAATATCAAACTCTGGTTCAATATAAAACACATAATCGTACTCATACCATACCTTTAAAAACACCTTATCTATATCTTGTACGACAGACAGGTCAAATTTATTATTATAATAAAGATACCAACTATATACTAAACCATCTAAAGCAGTTCTATCGGTAAGCATATTCTCATGCATAAACACATTAACAATATGCTCATTCATAATAAGACGCTGAGTATTACTATTACCATCTTCGTTAATAGGTAAACCATAACTCTTTACCCGTCGAGTTACTTCATTACATATTTCATAATCTTTAAAAAACTTTTCTGATCTCAACGCATTAAGTAAAGTTGTTTTACCTACAGATTGCGCACCAGTAATACCTATACGCATAAACCTTTTTCTTTCATAAAGAAGTTCCAAGCCGATAACGAAGTCATTTTTAGAGAAGCATAAACCTCATCTCTAGAATAATTTACATTACTAACTTCTACTGATTTCATAATATCACCAGCATCTAATTCTGCCGTACACCTATGTACAACACTGCCTATTATATTATATTTCTCCATTTCAAGCCATACTTTTTCTTGTGGATCTTTACCCTTTAACTCAGGGTAAATATTAATTGCTCCAGGATGCCCGTTATATACTTCATATTGTTCGCATATATCAGGCGGTAGAATCCGTAAGTAACCATGAAGACTAATAATGGTTTGACTAA